GCGCTTTTGCTCTCCCTCAGCGCGCGGTTGATGTTGTCCAGCGACTTCTTGTATTCCGCTTCGCCCTCGAGTACGATCGCGTTTTTGATCTGATTCTTGTCGGCCACGCTGCCGCCCCCTTCTTTACGGGCAGTCCGTCAGACTGCCGCCTCTTTGCACGGTCGCCGCCTGGGTGCCGCGTCCGATTCTCCGACCGCCGCTCGGGCGGCCTTTCGTCATGCCGGCCGTGATCGCGATCAGCGCCCTCGGGCTCATCCGCCAGAAGGCCCGGTCGTCGATTCCGCACGCCGCCGCGCTGCGCCGCAGGCCCACCCACGGCACATCCTCACTCACGCCCGGCTTTCCGCTTTTTTTGCGCCGCCCTTCTTTCCCTTGGGCAGCGCCTCCATCGCGCCGTCGATCAGCTGCTGCGCAATCGCGCGCAGCATGTCATAGTCCACCATGCGGTCAAAGTCCCGCATCGCGATCGGCTGCAGGCCCTGCTCCATCGCGCTGGCCGCCACCGCGCCGAAGCAAATCGCGCCCAGGCCGCTATACGTCCGGGCAATCGCCTGATCCATCACGCCAAGGTATCCCAGCTTCCGCAGCATCGTGTGCTGCCAGTACATCTCGCTCATGCGCATCTGGTTGTGGTCAAACCGGGCACTCACTTCGCGCTCGCCAAGTTTGATCACAATCTCCGGCGCAGAGATATCCGCTGCCGTCTGCATTGTCTTCCTCCTTATAACCGCAAAAATGGGCGGAGGACGCCCCGTCCTCCGCCCTCATATGTCCATTACTCCGTCACGTCCCACGGGCCGCGCACCTTGGAGAAGAACTCCTCCGGCGTCATCGGGTTTTCCTTGCCCGCGCTGTCGTAGCAGTACTCCGTCAGGCGCACCGCCTGGCCACCCGCGCCCGTGTGCTTGTAGGCAAGGCGCACGCCGTTGCCCTCGAGCGTCGGGATCTGGTAATTGATCGTGCCGTCTTCCATGGTCTGCATGTTGGTCGTGCCCTCATGGAAGCGCACCTTGTAGATCCAGCGCATCAGGTAGGTGCCGTCGTCGCGGGTCGCGTACACGCCCACAGCGAACAGCGGCGCCATGCCGTCGCCGACCAGCTCGCCGCCACTCTGGTCCAGCTCGCGGCCCAGCATGTGGCAGCGAACCTCCGGCAGCACGCGCGGGTATTCCACCTTGACGTCCATGCCGGTCATCAGGCTCAGGTTGCGGATCGTGCGATCGCTCGCGCTCTGCTTGCCCTGAGCGTACTGCGGCGTCAGGCCGCAGGTGATGCCCTCGCAGGCCAGGTACGGCGTGCCGTATTCCGGCTTGGTGGTCGGCGTGTCTTCCTTGGTCATGTAGGCCAGGTACACGTCGCCCATGCCGGAGAACAGGCCCAGATTGACCAGCTTTTCCAGGCTGCTCTCAATCGTGGTCAGAACTTCCGCCATTTAACTCACTTCCTTTACGTTTTTCTCATTGTGCCGAAGGCTCAGCAGGATCGCGTTGTACTGGCGCTCGAGCCCCCGCGCCTCGCTGTCCTCGCAGTCCGTCCACATCCGGCACAGAATCAGGCAGGCCTGCCCGTACAGATACGGACAGGCCTCAGCCATCGCGTCATAGACGCCGCCGCCGCGCATGTATTCAATCGCGGCCAGCATACTGCGCTGCGCGTCCTTGTCGGTTTCGCTGCCCGCCTCGACGCCGCGCAGATAATTGCGCACATCATCCTCTTCGGTGATGAGCGCGAGCACAGCGTCAGTCGTCATCATCAGGCAGCCACCTTCACCCTGCGCAGGCGGTTCGCGTCTTCCACCTGGATGTCGTAATCGCCGTTGATGACGAACTTGATCACGTCGGTGTCGATGTCCTCATCGGTCTTCAGGAACAGCGCGTCGTCATAGTTGACGCGGATGGTCTTCAGATCGCCGACGATGGGCTGGGTGGCGTACTCGCACAGCACGACGCTGAAGCCCAGCATGCTCTCGCTCGGCTTGCCGAACAGAGTAGCGGCGCCACCCGCCAGCTCCTTGACCATGGCGAAGTAGGCCAGCGGGGTCATAACCACCTTGGACGCAGCGCGCAGGCCGGCAGGCATCGCAGCCAGCGCGGCGCAGATCGCCTCGTACATGGTCGCGCCTTCCACCTCGGCGATGCCCACATTGGTGTTGTAAACGCTCATGTGCGCATAGTCGCCGGTCGCGCCGGTGGCGAACATGCGGGCGTAGATGCGCGCCTGATGGATCTCCTTGAGCTTGCCCTGGATGTAGTTGGCCAGATCCACGTTGGTGCCGCGCATCACGCTGCCCGGAACCAGAATCTTGTCGCGGCCCGGGAAGCGGCCGAACAGCAGCACGTCATCCTCGAAGCTGTGCTCAGTGGCGGCAGTGCCGGCGGCGACAGCCGCAGTGGTCTGGGTCACGGTGGTCTTCACCTTGGGCAGGCGCAGGCCCTTGATCTGGCTGTGGGTGATCTCGGCCAGGAAGCCCTCGTCGCCGTAGATGTCGTCGATCAGGGTGTTGCTCACGGTGATCGGCAGCAGGCCGTTGCCCGGGTTCGCGCCGGTGGTCACCGGCACGGACAGCGCCGCCATCATGCTGGCGGTCAGCGCGGTCTTGGTGATCGCCGCGCGGAAGAAGCCGCCGATCGCGTCGCGGAAGGCAGCCGCACGGTCGGCCCAGCTGCGGTTAAACTGAGCGGCAACCTGGCTGGCCATCTGCTGCTCATTGGTGGCAAGCGCGCCCATCAGGTCGTTATACTCGCGGGTTTCGCGGGCGATCTGGTCGCGCAGCGCCTGCAGCTCCTGCTCGGTGCCGGTGCCGTTCTGCACGTGCTCGGCCAGATTGGTGCGCGCCTGGGTGCAGCTCGCCTGCAGCTCCTGGCAGCGGGTGCGGGCGCGGCCGATGTCAAATTCGGCCATCACGCGGACGCCGCGGCCAAAGGCCTGGGCGGCAAAGCGCATCTTGTTCATGTTCTTCATTGTGGTTTTCCCCCTTTTCTTGGTCAAATGTGAAAGGCGGCCGCGATCATCGCGTCCGCCTCTTCCAGCAGCTTGGCGGCCCTGTCTGCCGCCATGGGTTCCGGCTGCTGCGCAGCCTCTTTCTTTGCGCCGAAGCGCTCGCGGATCTCCTCCATCTGCGCGCGGCTCATCGCCGCATAGCGTCCGGCCATGGCGCTGGCGCTGAGCGTGTCCTCGCCGCTGCCATCCTCAGCGGTTTCAATCTCATCGCACAGGCCATGCTCCATCGCGCGCTGAGGCGTCAGCCAGGTTTCACGATCCAGCATCGCCTCAAGGTCGGTCTGCTCTCCGCAGAATCTATGCATGTAGCAGCTGACCATCACGTCGCGGATCATGTCCAGCACATCGGCCTGCTCGCGCAGCTCCGAAGAGTTGCCGCCCGCAAATGTCCACGGATTGTGGATCATCATCATGCTCGCCTCGCACATGCAAAGCTCGCCCGCGTCGGCGGCCATCGCCACGATGCTCGCCGCGCTCGCCGCCATGCCGACAACGCGCACGCGCACGCTGCCGTTGTGGCTGCGCAGCATGTTGTAGATCTCAAAGCCCGCGAAGACGTCGCCGCCCGGGCTGTTGATCTCCACCTGGATGTTTTCGCCGGCGTGCTCATCGAGCTCCGTCCGGAATCTCGCCGGCCATACGCCGTCGTCGTACCAGCTTTCGCCGCTGTCGATCGCGCCGCTCAGCACGAGAACCGCCCGGCTCTCTGTGTCCTCGCTCGCCGCGATCCAGTTCCAGAATCTAGGCATTACTTCCCTCCTGCGCCCTTGGCGCTGTTCTTTTCTCCATCGAGCGCATTCAGGTCGATCGTGCCGCCCTTGGCCACCAGCTCAAGCGGCGCCAAATCCTTGCTCACCAGCAGCACATCGCCGCCCGGAACTGGCGGCATGTAATCCTCCGCGCGGATCTCATTGGGCGTGCGCTCGCCGCTGCGGATCTGGCTCTGATGGATCGCCGATCGGGACTTGGCGTCTGCGCGCAGGTATGCGCTCATGTCGAATCTGAATTCAAAGCCGGCCTCGCGCTCCGCATGGGTGAGCAATTTAAAATTGAGCTGCTCAATCCACTGCTGCACAATCGGCGTCATCGTCATCGTCAGGAACTCCTGCGCCTGCCCCTCGGGCGTGGCAGCCGTCACGTCGCCATAGTCGCCCAGCATGTGCGGAGGCAGCCCCAGCACAGTCGCCACGCGCCGGCGCGTCACGCCGTCCACGTCAAAGGCGTCCGCATCGATCGCATTGCCGCCCAGCATCTTGGCCGTGACGCCCGCATCCAGGGCGATGACCTTGCCGCCGTTCTGGCGGTAGATTTCCAGCGTTTCTCTGACGGCGCGCTTGCGGGCTTCGCCCTGGAACGCCGTCGGGAATTCCATCGCGATCGCATTGGAGACGTTCTTGAGGTTTTCCAGCGAGAATTTCTTGACCTCCTCGCTGTACTGCACCGTACCGGCCAGCACGTCCATCACGCGCACGCCGGTCAGGCCGTTCACGCTCGCGTGGAAGAATTCGAGCACATACCAGTTGTGCAGGTACTCCATGGAGCCAAATCCGTTGTCCACGCAGTACCAGATCTCGCCGGTCTTCTCCTCTTCCAGCGGCGTCACCCGGCAGGGATCCCAGCACTCGAGCGCGGCAAGCCGCCCCTGCGTGTCAAAGCGCTTGACGGCGTAGGCCCGACCCTCCGTGTTGCGGCAGATCTCCATCGCCTGCTTGAAGGCAAAGGCGCTCTGTCGCCTGTTCGGCCGAAGGCTGAGCAGATAGTCGCGCGGATCGCTTCTCTGGCGCTCCGGCCCCTTGTACAGGTGCACGGGCATCGTGCCCAGCGCGTTGGCGATCCTAAGCACCGCCGCATAGATCGTCTCGCTGCTCGCCAGATCCGTACTCGCGCGCATGTACTGCGTCAGCCAGCCCAGGCGACGGTCGCCTCCCAGATTTGCGCCCATCACGCCGGTGCGCGCTGCAGCCTGCGCGCTCTGCTCCCTCGGGCGGTCTCTCGCCCGGCAGGCGACCGTCGCCCTGCTCCGGATCTTGCCGTTTCGCTTACTCATTCATCATCACCCCTTTTCGGATCTGCAGGCTGCCCCTGCACGTCGAGCATGTAGCCCTTGCTCACGCTGATGGGCCACAGGAAGCGCTGCTGCCTGTCGTCGTAGGTTTCCGGCCCGGGCGGCCCGTCCAGCTTCCAGCCGCCCGCAAGCAGTGCGCCGTACAGGTCAAAGCGCAGCTTTTCCATCGCATAGGCCGTGTCGCCATGCCTCCGGCCGATCACGATCAGGTCGTAGCTCACCTGCATGCGCACCACGCGGTTGCCGGCCACCTGTGCAATCGCGTCGCCCGCCGGCTTCCAGCCGACAAACAGGTCGCTCGCGCGCG